AGCATTGTTGTTAATTCCAGCAGATACGTTACCCGCTGGGTTGCCAACTGCGGTTATGCTTGTAATTGTTTTAAAATAACCTGAACTTGTTGCTGTTCCAGTGTCAGCGCCAGTTACCGATTCAGTTAAAGCCGCACCGTTTACGTCAGTACCAACAACAGTAAATGATTTTGAAGAATCATCTCCCGCAGACAAAATTGTTACTTGTCTACCTGAAGCGTTAGTTACACTTCCACTATCAGCCAAAGCACCGCCAATTGTTAAAGCCGCGTTGTTGCCAACAGCGGCGGCAGTGGAAATACCGTCTGCATCCAAAGCCACCTCATCGCTGATGATGACTGGGGTTACGTCTGAGCCTGCCATATTAATCTCCTATAAATTATAGGTGGGGAGTTAACCCCACCAAATTAATAATTACGCAATCTGAACGTACTCAATGATGAATGTGAACGATCCTGCTGTTGTCGCATCAACGGTATTTGTAATGTTGCAGTAAATAGTTCTTGCGGTATCTGTATACTGAACAGAAGCTGGGGCTGTTGTGCCATCCTGTGTTTGAAGAACCAGACTGGTCACAGTGACGTTATGCTCAACAACGGTTGTACCACCATCAAGGATTTCATCAGTCTGAGCCGCAACAATTTGTGCGCCAGAAGACGATGTGCCAACTTCGTACCCAATATCACCTGTTCCAATAACGGGAGATGTGTCACAAAATATTTTAATGTCAGTGATGATTGTATTTGCTGGCTGTGTAAACTCACCAATTGCAGGACTATCACCCGCTGTTGTGTTTACTGTAACGCCCGTAGCAAAGCCAACGTGCTTTACATACTTGTTAGTAACAATACCTGTCGAAGCTGTGCTTGCTACAGTTGTAACTGCGCCTGTGGTGGCATTTGTAGAAATTACTTGAAAGCCGTTTTGCGAACGTACTGGTCCGCTAAATGTAGAATTACCCATGAGAATCTCCTGTCAGGGTTAAGTCAGTCGCCCAATGCAACTGTCAGGGATACTAAAACAATATATCATATTTAAACAAAAAGAAAGAGGCGATCCGAAGACCGCCTCCAACTTAAATAGATTCTTCCGATAGGGTGGCTAAAGGTTAAATCTAGGTAACTTATGCGCCTGGTGAACCAAACACACAACGTGGGTCGCTAAAGCCAAAGCTATAACGCTCACGAGCTTTAAAGCGCATGTTTCCTGTGTCGAAGTCAGCTTCCATGTTAGTGGAAAGCGGAGTCCGCTCAAAGTGAACAAAGCCACGAGGCGCATCAGTTTTGATAAAGAACGCATCTGGATCAGTAAGGAAGTCATTGACGGCATAGCCTTCAGGTAACATCCCCATTGAACGCATTGCGTTAGTATCGTTGTCTGATGTGCCAGGGCGAAGGTTAGAAACCATCAAACGCTCTGCAACGAATTGCAGTTGACGAGGGATCATCAACTTCATGCCACGAAGAGCAACCTTTAGACCACGCTCATCAACAAAACCAGCGATGTTAATCAAAGCATCTTCAAGAGATGTTTCGTTTAAATCAGCAGCAGTTGATGGTTCGTTAGCCAAAGTTCCACCGTTTGTAAGCGGGTGTGAAAGGTCACAAAGTGCAACCCCGTCTCCGCCAGCAGAAGCACCCGCAGTGAACGCATTGTTCAATACAGCGGCAGCTTTAACCTGCTTAGAGTGGGCCATTGAACGTGCGAGGGCGCGTGTGTAACGACTGCCGAGGCGGTCATACAAGTTGTCCTCGATTGCTTCCTCAGTAATTGAGAATGCAAGCGCAACGGTTTCGTGGTTGTAACGAGCTGTGTAAGCTTCGTTAGCATCGTCAAAATTAACGGCTGAACCTTCTGACTTAGTAGGAGCCGCACCAAATCCAGACAACATAACTTCTTCTTCAAATGCACGATCTGAAGATTCTGTTGTGTATATTTCCGCATGTTGGTTCTCGTAACGATCATACTCCATTCCAAACAAAGCGTTCAGGCCGGGTTCTAGCTCTTTCGCTAGTTGTGCGCGAGAAATAGCCATAATCTATACCCTCCTTATACGCCGGTCGTAGAAACAGTTGCCGCTACAATGGAACCAGTAGGCGCATTGAAGTGGTTGTTTATACGAACGATTAGTGGAATACCAGCAGCAGTGAAATCAGAATTGTCTGGATCATCTTGGATGCCCATAATTCTTAATGCCAATGTGTTGGTGGTTGCGACTGTATTCAAATCCGCTGATGCAGAAGAAATACCAGTAGTTGTAGAACCACTGTTACCCGTAGCAAAAGCAATGTTTGCGAATACAGATGTACGAACTTCCGCTTCAGTGTTCTGTCCTGNAACAACGTTAGATGTTGCAATCGTGAACAGTTGATTTGGATCATCGTACACAAANGCCTTGACAGGGAATGTAGAATCCGCGCCAGAACCAGGCCAAAAGTTTGAAAATATTGTTTCACCAGTAGTTGAAGAAACATACTCACAACCTCCGAAAACTCCTACAATAGCGACGTTACCACCAGCCGCAGCTTGCAGATCGTCAATAACACCCGCAGCAAGCGGTATAACCGCCATGCCTTGGAATATTGGATTAGAGTTGTCAGAAGCTATTCGATATTCCGTCATCCCGGTAGAGTTGGTCGATTGACCAATTTTTCCCATCGGTCTGAGACCGAAGGAACCGTTAGAATTTGCCATAATAAGCTCCTATTTATAGCAGTTGAAATTATTCAGTGTCGCTACCGCGTCCACCAAAACTCACTCGACTTTGCCGACTATTAGTCATCGGCATTGAAGGATGTTGTTCCTTCATGAGGTCCTGATCTACAGCTACCATTTGATCGCGGGTCCGGGTCCCGTAATACTCGGCTCTTTCTTGGGCAGTTTCTTCAGGTAAACGGCACAACATTAAACCACCTTGTCCAATAACGCCTTCATACCGACCATCGTCAATAGTTGGGGCTTCATAGTCTGGATATTCATCTTTACGGACGGGTTCCCATCCTTCACGAAGTTTAGAGTTGACATTCATTTTGTCTTCCTCGCCTCGCATTGCAACTCGTATCCAACGATGCACGTAGCCCTCTGGTGGGGTTGGTGCTTCAAGATGGCTGGGTGGTGCCCAGGGTTTTCTGCGCGTATCTTTCTCGCGTGTTCCGCTTGCACGGGGGGTTTTGTCTGTCATATCCTCAATCCTTTACATATTTTGCATATTGTTCGAGCGGAACGTTTAACCGTTTCGCCATTGCAACCTGTGAGGCCGAGAGTTTAACCGACCTGCGTCCCTGTTTTGTACTGTTGCGGCTTGCGGAAGACCCAGCAGAGGCGACCTGACTTCCAACCGTTTTCTTAGTGGCGAACTTGTGAGGAAACTCCTCACGTATTCGTCTATCAACTTCCTTATAATACATTTCTGATTCAGGATCAAGATTTTCTTCTTCAACTAATTTTCTATGTATCCCAAAAGCAGCATACGTCATAACCTCATCTGTTCCAAACCATTCATTCTTTTCTGCCCAAGCGTTTGCTTTAGGATCTACCGGAGGAGGAGGAGGCTGTTGAACTTGTTGTTGAGGCTGTACCTGCTGGCCTTGAACGGGTTGTTCAATATTAGAAAGTTCAGACCGCTGTTTAGCAAGACGAAGTCTTTCCTGTTCAATTGCAATTTTAGAAAGTTGTTCAGTGGCTTCAAACATTTTTTCAGTGTCACCTGCTTCATGTGCTTCTTGATGAAGACGTTTGGCGGCAGCTATCTGACCCTCTAATCTACTTCCATATTCTGTTAAGTAACCTTTATCTAGATTATGCATCCTAGATTTAAGTTGTTCATTCTCACTAAGTAACTGTTGAGCTAAACGAGTAGCTTCTTGCCTGTCTCGTTCTTCCTTTCGATACTTCGCTGTAATCTTGTTAATACGAGATTGAACATTCTGCCCGTATTCTTCTAGCTCTCCTTCAGTAACTTTTTCTTCTTGAGAGCCTTCTTCTTTAAGTGGTTCTTCTGCTTGTGTTTCAACTTCAACTTCTGGTTCAGGCGCAGGTTTCTCAACCTTTTCCTCTTTTTCAGACTTGGTATCTTCAATCTCAACTTCTACAGAGTCTTCTTCTTTTTCTATTACTGCTTTTTCTTCTTCTGCCATGTTCTTCTCCTAGATATGTTTTATATCATCTGGTTCTAACAGAGTTGCAATTACCTCATCGTCATTGATGATGCGAACTTCCCCACCCTCAATTTTAAAACGAGAACCAGAATACCGCCCAATACAAACCCAATCACCTACTTTACACCAAGGTTGAGAAAGATCTCCAAATTTGTCTTGGTCTTTGTAAGCTAGTGGTCCAATTTTAAGGACGTAAGAAACAACTGTAGCAACAGCCTCTCTGTCCCTTACTTCTTCAGGAAGATGTAAACCACCTTTTGTTTTAGCCTTACCTTGATAAGGCATAACTAAAATTCTCCAACCCGTAGGTTGAGGTAGTCTATCAATTAAAGATTTTTCTAAAAGAGAAGGATCCAAAACCTTCTGGTTGGCGTCAACATACGCGCTATCAATGGGACCTTCTTCGCTTTTTTCAGCGGATCGTTCCTCATTTATTTTCTGCGCGACGTTGTCAGGAAGATATAATGTCTTCGTCATCGTCTACGTTAGTCTCCAGCAAGGCTTTTATTTCATTTCTTACATAAGAGAGGCCTCGTATCTCTCCTACCATGAGTTTATATGTCTCCCAGTCTTTAGGAGTGTTGTTACAAAGTGCTTCAGATATATCATCCTCACGCTCTTTGAGCAACTTATACATATGCTTTGCGAACTTTACAACATCCATTATACAAAATCTTTGTGTTTATGTTGTTGCATTAATACACGCCACTAAATTTTGTGCCACTTGTAGCACTTCCATGGCCTTTGCTAGAGTTTACCTCACCGCCATGACCGTACTTAATAATGCCGCCGTCTTTTTTCTTTTTAATTTTCTTCTTATATTGTTTTCTGCTAAACTCCGCATCTTCGGCTTCGTCTTCAACAATACTTGAAGCGTCTATAAAATCTTCATCCATGTCTCTAGACATAGGAATGATAGATATGGTCAACACTCCACTGCCCTTTTCTTTTTTATCTTTTGATGCCATAATTTATCTCCTTCATATAACCCTACACTTATGAGTGTAAAAGCTCAAGTGCTTGCTCTTTAGTCTCATCATTTCGTCTAGTCCAACCTCGACCAAATGTATCAAAGGTACTTAACGATCTGTAAAAACCATCCCGCATGTGATGCATTTGTTCTATTATTTCTGCGGGCTCTACTTCCAACACAGCTTGCAGTGTCATTGGACCTATACCACCATCTTGCTCAACACCTA